CCCCCCGTCCCCGGCCAGCTACCGCGTCGAGGGGGAGGGCCGCGCCCGGACCTGGGCCGAGCTGGGCGGCTACGCCGTCGCCATCGTCGAGCGGGTGCCGGCGTGGGCCGCTGCCCCCGCCTCCACCGTCCTGCGCGAGGACCCCTCCGCGTTCGACGGAATCCCCGACGAGCTGGTCCACTCCTCCGCCGGCGGGATGTCGGTGCGGTCCTGGTTCGCGACCCTCTCCGGCACCCACGCCCACCAGCTGACCCGCTGGCAGGACCGCTACGCGGCCGCCGCCGTCCACGCCCCCTCGGCCCGCCTCGCGCTGGAGCGCCTTCAGGCGGCGCTGTAAGCCCCTCTGACGGCCTAACACCTACGCCCCGGTACCCACACCTAGGTACCGGGGCGCTAGTCCGTCTACGGGGCTTACACGGCCTCTAACCCTGCCCCGCCCGTCGCCGGGCCCTCTGGCGAGAGGAACGCCCTAGAGGCCGTGTAAGCCTCTCTGAGGGCCTAACGGCGCCGCTCCTGTGTGACGGCCCTACCTGGCCCTAAAAGTCCGTCAGAGAGGCTCCTGATACCGCTCACGGGCATGAAACGGCCCCGCCCACCTCTCCGGCGGGCGGGGCTGCTCGGTCAGGGCGGCCGGTCAGGCGCGGGAGGGGCCCTCCTCGCCGACCCAGCCACCGCGGCCGGGGGCGCGGCCGGGCATGTCCGCAGGACCGCGCTCGGCCCACTCACTGTCGAGTAGGGTCTCGGGGCCGTCGGTGGCCGGCCGCAGGGCGTGGCCGCCGCGGGTGCGGGACACGACGCTCCCGCCCTCGGACATGCACCGGGACGACTTGGGCGAGGTGGCGCAGACCCGAGAGTCGGCGCCGCGGCCGATGGACGGGTCGATGAGGTCAGTCGAGGGCGGCTCGGCGGCCTGCGAGGTCGAGGTCTGGGCCTGGGAGGGCTCCTCGACGCCACGGTGCGGGTAGGCGCCCGCGGCGAAGGCCGCCAGGGCGATGACGAAGGTGGTGACGATCAGGGCCAGGGTGGCGGCGATCGCGATGATCTGGGCGGAGGGGGCGGGGCGGTTCGTGCTCATGGCTCTAGTGTATGAATGCATACGCCCCGCCTGCAAGCCGCTGGCGGGGCGTATCTAGTGGCGTGAGTCACTACTCCTGGGAGAGGATCGCGCCGACGGCCATGATGGCGTGACCGATGGTCGGCATCCGGTGAGTCTCCTCTCCGTAGGTGAAGGTGATGCCGCCGTCCAGCGGGGCGATCACCGCGCCCTCCCCGCCCGGGAGCTCGATCACGTACACGAGCCCGGCGCGGCGGACGGCGCAGCGGGAGTCGAACGCGGTCACGCAGTCCTTCACGGAGCGCGCCCGTTGTGGGCGACCGCCTCCATCAGCGTGTCCGAGATGACGACGGGGTCCACGCCGTCGTACCCGAACCGGCGGTTCGGCTGCCCCTCGCGGGGGACGTACCAGCAGTCCTCAGTGAGCTGGACGCTGTTCGGGCCTACAGCCACGTACTCGCCGCTGCCGGTGCTGGTCACGTTGAGGCGGCTGTACGGCTACTGGCGGTCGATCTGGGCGGCTACCTGCCCGGTCATGCTGGTCTTGGTGCTCATGGTTTCTTCTCCTGTAGGTGGTGAGGGGGTGGTGGCTGGGTGGACTAGAAAACGTTGGCCTTGCGGAGGACCCTGCAGACCTCGGCAGCGCCCCGGCCGTGCACGCGGAGGGCACCGTTGTCCGGGTCGAGCTCGACGGTGGCGACGGTGCGAGTCCCCCACGCGCAGGGGTCGCGCAGGACGATGTTCGGGCCGCACTCCTCGACGGGGCGGCCGGCGGCCTCGAGGGCCCGCTGCGCGGCCTGCATCCTCTCAGCCCCGAACTCCAGGCGGACGATGAGGGGCAGGGTGTAGGTCAGGGTGGGGTGCTCCTCAGGGTCCTCCGAGCAGTCCACGCGGACCGGGCCTGCCGCGGCCCAGCGGCGCCCGATCGGATCGCCATGAGTGAGGCGGGCCGAGTAGCCCTTGATCGTGCCGGCCATCGTCAGGTGAGCGGTCAGCTCGACGCGCTCGACCCCGGCCCCGTCGATCACGGTGACGGCGTGGTCACCGTGGCGGGCGTAGGCGGCCCGAGGCTTCGGCAGGCGGCGCTCGGGGCCGAGGACGTCGCGCAGGACGTCCAGCAGCTCGGCGGCGATGCGGTCCACCTTCTCGGCGTAGGTCTCGGCAGGGGCGGTGTCCGTGTTGCTCATGTCACGTTCCTTTTGTGAGTTGGGTGGTCGGCTACGTACAAGATAAGGCTAGCGCCGCCCCTAAGGACGGCGCCAGCCCATCTATCCCCACATTTCAGTGATCCCGGTCACTCACCTCCCCGACTCAGCTGGGCGATCTGACGATCGAGGTACTGGCGAGCCTTGCGCAGGTCCTCCAGGCGCTTCTCCTCGCCGCCCTTGCGGCCCTGCCGCAGCAGGTACTTGCCACAGTTCCACAGCAGGGGGTCGGAGGGGAAGGCGGCGTCGAGCACGTCCCACGACTCGACGTTGGCCGCATCGCTCAGGCCGAGCGCCGCCAGCGACTGCCCGAGCCACGTGTAGTGCTCGGGCGACTCGACGGCCTCGCCGGGGCCAGCCTCGGGCCGAACGTCAACGGACTCAGGCTCGTAGTCCCAGATGTCTAGGTAACGGCGGCTAGGTGAGCCGTACTCGGAGAATCCCTTCTCGCGGTAGGAGGGCTCCAAGCTCTCCGGGACGTACAGAGTCACGTCCCCGTAGCCGTAGGGGTTCTGGGACGGGTCGTCCAGGCCTTCCGGAGGTGTGGGAGAGGACCAGTAGAGCCGGCGGGGCCTGGCCGGCGTGTCTGGCACCTGGTCCAGGGCCTCCACGTACTCGTCCGGGAGGGTGAGGTGGACGTTGGGGGTCAGGCCGTCTCGGACCTCCAACCACGCCCCGTCCCCGAGGAAGAGCGCTACGCGTGAGTCTCCGGCAGGAATGCCTGCCGCATTCAGGACGAAGGTGCCGTCCTCCAGGAGGATACGTCCTCCGCCTGCGGACGAGGCCTTTCCGTAAGCCTTACGCAGGGATGGCATGTCTCGGGCGATCTGGGTGAAGGTCTCGTACCTGCTCATGGGACGTCCTTTCGGGTGGGTGAGTTGGGAGGGCGGTTCAGGAGGCGCTCCTCGCGATCGCGGATGCGCTCCCCGAGCACGAAGATCGGCAGGCCGATGGTCAAGGCTGCGGCTGTGGCTAGCAGTGAGGCAGGCATGCGGTCCCCCCGTCCCGAGCCGTCATCCACGCCGTCACGGCCTCGAGGGCGGAGGCGCCGAACGTGGCGGGGATAGTCATGCCGGTCGGGTAGACGCCCCAACAGCGCTGACCGCAGCGCTTCAGCTGGGCGACGGCCTGCTCGTTCTCGTAGACGAGGCACGTGCTGGCCTCGTGCAGGGTGTCCGCGTCGAGCGGCTTGATTCGCGACTGAGGGTGCCGGAAGACGCGTGTCTGGGTGGGCTTGGTCGGTGAGGTCTTGGTGCTCATGGTTCCTCGCTAGGTGGTAGGGGTGCGGGCTTGCCCTAAGCGTATGACGACATACGTCCCAAGGCAAGCCCGCATAGGTCAGATCAGTGTGATAGGCGTCTCATCCTCCTCGCCGACCTTCGGGGGCTTGCGCTTCCACTCCCCGAGGACACGGTCAACGGTCTGACGGGTCATGCCGGAGACCCGGCTCAGGACCGACTTCGACACGCCGCGCGAGTACGCGGCCAGGACCTCCTGCTGGAGGGCGGCCCTAACGAGCTTCGCGTCCCTGCGGGCCTTGCGGTCGAGTCGCGCGGCCTCCTCCAGAGGATCATCGGCCGGAGGCTCCGGCTCCAGGTCTAAGGTCTGGGAGTACGGGACTCTATCCTCCAGGGCATCGGTGTAATCCTGAGCGTCGTCTAGGGCCTTCGCCTGCTGAACGGTCAGGGAGAGGAGTTTGCGCAGGTCTTCCGCCATCGCGCGCTCGGCGTCGATCCCGAAGGACTTGCGGTATCCCTTGCCGCCGGCCCAGTCCTCCAGACGCTTGGGCAGGTCGGCAACGTCATTGATGGATGTCATAGGTGTCTCCTATAGGAACTTGGTGAATGAGTACTGATTGGAAGGCACTACCGCCCACCAGAATCGCCGCGTACACTGATACTCCGATACCGTGGTACGGATCAGCCTCAGCGGGTCACGCAGATCGACGATGTCGCGGACAAGGTCCGAGGTCGAGCCGTCCTTGGAAATCCATAGATCGATGTGATCGTGGAGCCGCTCTAGGCGGATGCGGAGTCCGCCGTCACCGATGACCAGTGACCTGCGGCCGGCCTCCTCAGGCTGAGTGGACACCTCTCGGCGAATCTTCAGGCCGTTCACGAACGCGATGTCCGCGAGCTCTACGGCTACCGAGTAGCTCACCTTCAGGTGGGGCGCTATGAAGAATCCGCTGATTCGGGGGATTACGTTCAGCATTTCACCGCCTAGCGGCTTCCATCTCCGACCTCCCGCAGCCTGACCGTGAAGCCCTCTCTGAGGGCCTGCCGGATGTAGGGGCCGAGTCGGTCAGGGTCCGGTCCATCCATCACGATCTTCTCTACGGTCCCGACGGGCTGGCCGTCGGCGTAGGCGACGTCTAGGCGGTACGGGTCCGGCAGGGAACCTGTCGTCACGGACACGTCACTCACCGTCCTCCAAGTACCGGGTAGCCCAGGCCAGGGCCAGGGCGATGACCTGGATCACCTCGGACTCCAGGTCCGAGTTGTGTCCGGTCTCGGCGTCGTTGTCATAAGTCAGGCAGGCCGCGACCTCGCCGATCTCCTCAACGAGGGCGAACAGGCGAGTCGCGTCGGTGTGCCCATCGCACTCCAACGTCATGCCGGGGTGCTTCTTGGCGGCGCGCAAGTACTCCTCCAGCGCGAGGGCCAGTACGTCGAGGTCCGGACTCAGCAGGTTCGACGCCGTTAGGGCCATCTTCCACAGTATCTCCCGGACCAGGGCCTTTGGCAGGACCTGGGCGCTGTCGAGCTGGGACGCGTAGTGGAGCATCCAGGAGAGCTCCTTTTCGGGACCGGCCTCCTCCGAAGGGAGCTTCCAGTCGCGGTGCTCCCTGAATCCCTCCTCCCACACCGCGATCATGCGGTTTCGGGTGACGATCTCGGCCGGGATCGAGACGGCTGCCGCCTCCAGGAGAGCGTCCAGCTCGGACAACTTCCCGGTGGAGTACCCCCAGATGTAGGAGGACTGGAGAGCCTTCTCCAGCTCCTCGACGCGCCTCTGCGACGCCCGGAACAGGGCGTCCGGGCAGGTGTTCTGAGGTGACTTCATCTTGTCTCCTAACGTAGTTGGGGTGGACGTATGAAATCATACGTCCACCCCTCAGGAGATGCAAGCCGTCAGAAGCGGGGAATTGCTCCCGCCAGAGAGAGACCGCTCACAGCGCGCCGAATCGTACCCCGGGGTACGAACAGGGACGCCTGACCGGCGTCGCGCAGGCCGAGCAGGCCCATGCTCAGTGCATCCACCTGGTCGTCGTGCCGGCCTGAGGGGAACGCACGCATCTCAGAGATGAGCTCGTTCACCCACCCGTTGCCGGGGTCCGACGGGTGCGGGAGGTAGACGTTCCCGGACTCGATCTCCGGCGTCACTGCGCGTGCCCGGACCTCCTTGGACGAGCGGGGCTTGATCGGCTTGATTCCCGCGACCTTCTTGCGCAGCACGTCGATGGCCGCCGTACCGTTGGCCGCGTCCTCCACGAGGCGCTGGTGGACGAACGATCCGCCGGGGCTCGCCTTGTCGTCCAGGTCGCCGGCGTTGCACCAGCGCAGCATCTTCTCCAAGGTCTGAGTGAAGGACCACTGCCCGCGCTGCTGTGCGATCAGGAACCGATCGGGGCCCTGCCGGCACCAGCGCTGGCCGACGGCGTAGTCCGACGTCGAGCTGCCCTTGAAGGTGAGGTCCCACGAGTCAAGCCACTGCCCGCGCTCCAGACGCTCGCGAGGCAGGAGGATCACGGAGTCGTCCCCGTCCTTGACCTTGGACGGGTCCGTCGTCCAGAACCGCAGCCAGCCGAGGTTGAAGATAGAGCCGTCCGCCGGCGTCGGATGCTGCTGGTACAGGGCCTCCCACATGTACGAGCCGACTGAGCGCTTCAGCGAGTCCCAGCGCTCCAGCGCCTCCTCGCGAGTCTCCTCCACGAGGGGGCTGTAGAGCGGGTCTCCCGGCTCCCTGCCGAGGGGGTCGTCTTCCTCGGCGATGGCCGGGAAGATCACGTTCTCCCACTTGTCGGCGTCGGGGTTCTTGGCCGGGTTCAGCAGGCGGCCGATGAAGTCGTCCTCGTGCCAGCGGGTGGCGATGGCGATACACAGGAACGGAGGCTCGAGTCGGGTGACAGCGTTGGCCTGCCACCAGTCCCAGATCGCCTCACGCTTCGACTCGCTGTGCGCGTCGGCGAAGTCCTTCACGACGTCGTCCATGAGCATGACCTTGAAGCCGAGACCGGTGATCGACTGGCCAGGGGCCGAGCGGGAGACGATGCCGCCGCCCCGCGTCGTCTGCCACTCGCTCACGGCGCCCGCGTCCGACGCGATCTTGATTCCCCATTTCTCTCCGTCCTCTTCGACGAAGCGGCGGACCTGCCGGCCCCACGCCGTGGCGAGCTGTGGCGAGTGTGAGATGAGGCCGATCTTCCAGTCCGGATGCTGGCGCAGCAGCCAGATAGGCAGGTTGATCGATGTCAGCGTGGACTTTCCCATGCGCGGCGGCATGGAGATGGTCATGTAGCGGTTCTCGCCGTTCTCAACGGCGCGCACGGCCTCTGCCAGCCGGTCGGAGAGGTACTGGATGTGCGGGCGCCCGGCGTAGGCCTCGTCGAGCTGCTGAGCGCTCTCCAGAGGGTCGGCCGCCTGCCTATAAGTCGGGTCGTGCGGGTATGGCGCGCCGGCATGGGGCTTGCCGTCGCACGAGGGGCGGTCGCACTTCGGCTGGTTCTCGAGCCACGCCTGCCGCTTGATGAGCGCCTCCAGCTCCTCCTCGAGCTGGGCCGGGGTCATCTCCCACGGCTCCAGCGGCTTCTTCACGCGTGGCATAAGCAACTCCTATCGCTGAGGTGGAATCCCATATGGATACAGAATACCGCCACCCCTCATCCCAAAGGGTGGCGGTATCTCTGCCCCAGTGTCCCAGGTCAACTCTACTGCTCGGCGTCGATCACCTCAACTTCGGCTGGACCTACGTCGATGAGGCCCTGCTCACGTTTCCGGCGCTCAACCTCCGCGACCAGCTGCTCGATGCGCGACGTCGTGGCCGAGGCCGTCATCTCGGCCAGGTTGGAGGAGACTTCGATCTGCACCTTGGCCGAGTCGGCCCCGGCGCCAGCGGCCTCCCGCTCGATGCGCGCTGCGACGTCCATCATCTGGACGATGCCGTTGGCGCTCATGCGGGCGATCCGGTCCTCAGTGAGGCTGTCAAGCCACATCTCAGCCTTCTCCAAGGCCTTACGGCCGAGGGCACGGTGTCGGTCCCCCATAGCGATCCGGTAGCGGACGAGCTCGTTCGCCTCGTTCTCGGCCATGTGCTTGTCCCACGCCTCGACGCGCTCCCGCCACGACCACCGGGCCGAGTAGGAGTTCCCGTTAGGCGCGTCCCTCACCCGCCGGCGCTCCATGTCCCGGTAGGCCTTGAACGAGGCGTACGCCGCCTCGGTCTCACCGTCCTGACGCTTCCAGATCGGGCGGGTGTAGTCCAGCGGAGCCGGCTTTCGAGGTGCCGGCGGCTTCGCGGTAGTCACAGCCCCTCCAGAGCGGAGCGCCAGTCCTGAGACGGTGCGAGGGACTGGTTCACGAGAGCGCGGGCCAGGTCCTGGGCGAACTGCTCAGCGAACTCCGGGCTCCAGCCCTGGTCACTGACCATGCGCGTACGGATGCCGGCGCAGGCCGCCGTGATGGAGAGGATCGTGCCCCCCGCGACCATGAGCGCGTCGCCGGCATCGGACACCCCGCTGTCCGGCTGCTCCGGGATGTCGTCAATCACTTCTCGTGCGGCGTTACTCATGGACAAGATCCTCCATCTCCTGCTTCTTCATCTGGTCGACCATGATCCGGTAGATTCGGGCCACGGTCTTGGCGTGCCAGCACGACGCCCAGCGCGAGTTCTGGCCGTGCTTGCAGGTGCACGTGAACCGGGGGTAGCCGTGGTCTGACTTCAGAACCACGTGGTGGAATCTCTTCCCGTCGGCTCGCTTCGTCTCGCCGGTGTTCCGGGCCGAGTAGGACCGGACCCACCACACCCGAGGGTTCACCTCATCCTGGTAGACGGCGCCGGTTCTCCAGGTCTCGCGGGCCGCCTTCAGCTGGGCCGGGGACATGTCCTCCCACTCCAGCTGCCGCACGAAGTCGAACTCGGTAGCCGTCAGCCTAGCCCTCGCCACTGAGATCACCTCCGGCCCCGACGACGGGGTACATGCTTGCCAGCGTCGAGCCCGTCAGCGCCTCGCGCACCGCCCACTCCGCCTCATCGGCGTCCAGGACCGTGCAGGCGGCTCCGCCGGCTGCTCGCACTCGGCGAATCTGTCGGACCTGCTCGACCGACGTTCGGGCCAGCGCGTGACCGCGAGACTCCCCCGGCTTCTGGTGCTTGACCTCGAGGAAGATCAGGCGCCCCTCGACACAGCACAGCACGTCCGGGATGCCCGCCTCCATGTAGACAGAGCCGTGCATCTTCCAGGTGACCGACTCAGGCCATACCTGAGCGATGCGGCGGCGGATGGCGTCCACGACGCCGCTCTCCTTGCTAGCCATGTCACTCCTTTCTGTCTAAGGGGACGGCCCCGCCGTAGCGGGGCCGTCTCACGATTCGGACCTCAGAGGTCCAGGTCGTCGATGTCCAGGGAGTCCACGTCGAGCTCAACGGCGTCCTCCACCGTAGCGTCGAGCTCCGGCTTGGCGGGCCCATCTGCGGCCGAGGGCGCGTCGTCCTCGTCCGCCATCGGGTCGGCGGCGGCAGGCTCGTCCTTAGCCGGCTTGGTGGCGCGAAGGTACTCACGCACCTCGCTCCCCACGCGGCCGTTGTAGGGCTCGCCGTCCTCCACAACGATGTCCACGGGGCGGCCGATCAGGCTCTTCGGGTTCAGGGCGATCTTCTTCTTGGCGATCTTGACCCCGAGGGCCTGAAGGAAGGCGGCGGACCGGAACATGGCCTTCTCCGTCTGGGGGAGGCGGTCGACGATCTGCTGGCCGGCGTGCGGGCCCTCGATGATATCCAGGTAGACGACGAACATCGCGTTGCCGGCCTTGGAGGTCGTCTCCTCGAAGTCCGAGACCTTGGCGTGGTAAGTCCCTGCGGGAACGTGGGCGGAGGAGGTGTCCTTGTAGTTGGTGAAGTCGAAGGTAAGGGCCATGAGATTTTCTCCTGTGTGGTTGGGTTACTGGGTGTCAGTTGTCGGACTTGTCCGACTTGGCGGCGGGCTTGCGCTCCGGGACTCCGCCTACTCCGAGGAAGCGGGAGAGCTTCTCCAGAGTCACGGGGTGGTCGCGTCCCAGGACGGGCGGGACCTTCCCGCGTAGGTTGTAGGGGATACGGGCCTTGGTCCCGTACTCCGGGTCGGTGCCGAAGCGCACGATGTGCTTCAGCGAGGGGCCGTCGTCGTGGCCGGTGTTGTCGAGGTCCTCCTCGACGTCGGCGTAGATGATGTAGTTGGGGGTTGCTCGGATGATCGACTGGGCGCCGCGCTGGACGTCCGGGGAGCGGCGGACGCCGCCGTTGATCTCGTCCTCGACCATCTTGACCTGGGCGGTCATGACGACGTGCATCGGCTCCGGGCGGTTGCCGTCGGCGAGGCCGTACCAGAACACGGCCGTGTCGGTCATGATGTCGAGGGCCTGGCCCCAGGTGCGCTGGTCGGCAGGGGCGGTGCCCTGCTTAATCTCGCGGACCGCGGTCTCCGAGAAGCCGGTGAGGTAGCGCATCGTCATCTTCTGGAGGGCGGTCAGGCTGTCGAGAATGACGGCCTTGTAGCCGTGGCCCCCCTTGTCCAGGCTCCAGAAGATGTCGTCGAGCGCGGTGACGCTCTCAGGACGGACCACGTCGATGTTCTTGGCGTAGGGGGCGTTCTTGAACGACTGCGTGCCCTTCTCTCCCGGCAGGTCGATGAACAGGGTCTTGCCCATCGTGGCGACGGTCGAGGCGAGCGAGCTCTTGCCGGCCCCCTGTGCCCCGAGTATCAGCCACCGACCGTAGTCGGCTGCCTCCTCGTTCACGTCAACGATGTTGACGCCGGCGAAACTGGCCATTGAATTTCCTTCCGCTGTTTGGGTGGTGGCTTAACTGTAGGTGTATGACGGCGGGCATTGCAAGCCGGGATGGCTACCTGCCGCTGTGAAACGGGTCACGGTAGCGGAGGCCGTACTCCTCCGGCGCGTACTCCCCGCCTGGTCCTCCAACCATTTGCGCACGGCACAGGTCGGCGAACTCGCAGAACTGGCAGGCCGCCTTCCCGAAGTTGCGGGGCGCCTCGCCGCGCCGGTCAGCGCGCACCCGCGTCCGAGAGATATCCGAGCAGGTGTCGGCCGCGGCCTGAAGATGGGAGCGGACCAGATACGGGCTGACCGGGGTCAGGTGGCGTGCGAACCACTGACTGACAACCTGAGGCGAGGTCAGGCGTTCGATCTCGGACTCCTCGGCCGTGTAGGTGCCGGCCGCGCTCCCGTCCTTCTTCATCCCCTCGAAGGGGATGCCGTCGGCGCACCACTCGAGGTACGTCCTCAGGTCGTAGTCCTTGACCGAGGCGGACAGCTTGCCGGCCTTCGTAATCTTGGGCGTCTTCGGAGCCTTGGACCGAACGCGGTCGAAGGCGACTGCGCGCGGGGCCGGCAGTCCCCATTCAGCGCAGTCTGGGGACAGGCCCCAGGCGTAGAGCTGTACCTGGCTGTCCATCATCTCGTCCAGGCTCGTGACCTGGCCCAGAGTGCCGGACGTCTTGCAGTCCCGCACCACGACGATGCCGCGCTTGCGGTCCTGGTAGACCTCGTCGGCGTAGCCCCACAAGGTGACGCCGGTGCCGGGAATCTCACGCTCCCAACGCTGCTCGACGGCAAGGACGGCCTCATTCTCCGACTCCTCGGCCCAGCGGTCCTTCCACTCGGCGTAGACGTGGGAGAGGCGCTGCGGGAGAGGCTGGCCGAGCCAGTCGATCCAGACCTCCCGAGCGTCCTCCCCGAGCCGGTCCCAGTACTCGACGGCGGCGGCCAAGACGTCCGAGGGGGAGGCGTCCCACGGGAAGGTCGGGCCCGTGTCGGTGGTCTGAATCTCCTCGGGGTGGGCCTTGAGGGTGCCCTCCACGGTGCCCTTGTTGATCCGGTCCAGGGCTCGAACGGCGTGGAACCACGAACCGAAGTCGAGGGCGGGCGTGACCTCCGATCGGGCGCGGCGCAGACCGTCGATGTAGCGGTACTTCCACGCCTGAGGGCAGCGGCGGTGGAGGGTGAGCGAGGAGTAGGTGGCCTTCTCGGCCGTGATGACGTCCTCCTCAGGACGCTGGGCGGGGCTCATGGGTATCGCTACTTCCTATCGGCGTAGATGTGATTCATAAGGGTCTTCTCTAGATCCGTGCGGTCCTGGTAGGCCTGGAAGACTAGGTCGTCCACGGTGTTCGGTGCGAGCGCGTACCAGAACGTGGTCGCGCTCTTCTGACCTAGCCGGTTGAGACGGTCGCGGGCCTGAACAATGTCGTCGCGCTGCCAGGGCAGCGAGGCGAAGATCGCGTTCCTCGCAGTGACCAGCTCGTTCACAGCGACCGACAGCGTCTTGATCTGAGCGACGATGACGAGCCGGGCCGGGTCGTCGGACCCGAAGCGCTGACGCATGGCCAGCCGATCCTCCGGCTTCGTGGAGCCGTCGATCCGCAGGACAGTGGTCCGCTTGTCGGCGATCTCCTCCTCTAGCGCGGCGAGCTCGCGGGTGAAGGTCCCGAAAACGACGACGCGCTTCTCGTCCTCCAGGGTGTCGTGGATGAGGGAGGCGATGGTCTTGGCCTTGGACCGGCCGATCTCTCGGACCTGCCCCTCATCGTCGGGGAGGTGGCCGGCCGTGATCTGACGGAGGCGGGTCATGCGGACCAGGCGGCTGGCCGCCGTCGCGGCGTCTCCGCCACCCGCCTCTCGGACGTCGTCCTCCTCGCGGAACTCCACCTGAAGCCTCGTGCGCATGTCCTCGTACGCCTTGAGCTCCTTCGGGCTCAGCGCGACGGGGAGTACGGTATCGACGGCGTCGGGTAGGTCAAGGCACTCCTCCTTGATGGCGACCGATGAGCGCTCACCCATGATCTCCTCCAGGCGGTCCAGGTTCTTGAAGCCGACGACCTCGTGCCCCATGTACCCGCCCATCTCGGCGTAGTCCTCCTTGAAGTGCTTGAAGGTCGCCACGCGGCGCTCGCCGTTCGGCTGCACCCGACCGAAGGCCCTGGGGTCGAGGAACCTCCACTGTCCGTAGACGTCGAGCGGGGAGTGCGGGATGACGGTCCCGGTCAGGCCGATCCTCCGCTCAACCCGTGAGCCGATCCGTCCCGCCAGGCGAGACGCGTTGGAGGAGACCGACTTGATCTTGTGCATCTCATCGATCACTACCAGGTCCGGGTCGAAGTCGGTGACGGCGCTGAGCACGACGTCGGCCATGGTCTTGGACCCGACCTGTCTGCGCTGCGAGAGCGTGTCCAGGTTTATCGCCTCGATCACGAGGCGCGGCTTCCCGTCGCCGAGCACGTCCGGGCCGGCCTTGGCCGCCATCTTACGGTCTAGATCGACGCCATCTCGCCGGGCGGCCAGCGCCCAGGCCCGTGTCGCGTGCAGTGCGCGGACACTGTCTCCGGCGCCGCGCCCTCGACCTCCGGTCGGTTTGGCGATCTCCTTGCCGCCGCGGGAGCGGAGGGCCTCGACACGTTGCATGACCGATCCGCCGAGGGCCTCAGCCCAGACGTTGACCTGCGGGCTGACCCACTTCGGGGCCTGGAGCGCCCACTGGTCAACGGCGGCGAGGGGGCCGATCACGAGGACGCGGGCCTCCTTCCTGGGAGAGGACAGCGACAGCAGCGAGCAGTAGTCCAGCGTGACCGCGGTCTTGCCCGTGCCAGGCTCCATGAGGAGGGCGCCGACGCCCTTGCAGGCGATGAGCTTGGCCAGGCCCCGCCTCTGGTGAGCGAAGCGGGGCGGGCCGCCGAATTCGAACTTAGCCAAGATTCCTCCCCGAGTACTCGCGCAGCAGCTCGGCCACGTCCACCGGCTCCCAACTGAGAATCAGGTCGAACCCGGGGTATAGGTACCAGTTGGAGGCTACTCCAGGCTGCGACGCCGGATCGGCGGGGGCGTAGTAGGGTCCGCCGTCCGAGTCGTAACGTAGAGCGAAGATGCCGAAGACCTTCTCGTCGGGGTCGTCTCCGATCCCTCGCCGGCGCGCGATCCTGACGTAGATGAGGCCGCAACACGGCCACACGACGTCCAGCAAGACCCCGTTCTGGAACTGAAGTCCGGCCGAGGCCGGGGCCGTAACTACGAGGCTGCCCTCGCCGCCTACCAGGATCGACGTCTCCGGGTGGACGGGGTCGGACGGGCCCGCAATCTCCAGCTCCAGGGCCCCAGTCTCCCCGGCCTCCCCCGCCACCTTCCACCAGTAGGAGGCGTGGTGAACGTAGTCCGAGTCGGGCAGGACGTCCTCCACGCGCTTCAGGCCGATCCTCTTGCCTGGGTCATCGACCAGTTCGTAGGCGTTGTCGAAGTTGTCGCGGCTCATTAGTTCTCTCCCATGTGCAGGGCCGCGGCCCGCTCGGCCTCGGCGAGGATGTGTGCCTGCCGCCGCTCCTCGGGGACCTTCAGCAGGTCCTTGCGGCGGTCGTGGATGTCTGTCAGGTAGCGGAGGTACTCACCGACGAGCTCGGCCTTGGACCTCTCGCGACCGACGCGCCGGGCCGGGACGTACGAGATCGGTTTCTTGCCCCTGACGGCCAGTATGTCGCCGTCCTTGACGTCCCCGGTCGGGGACTCCTTGACGCGGCGCATGATCTCCTCAGCGCTGACGATGCCGTTTCGGCTCATCGCGCCCTCCTTCTATAGGTCTTGATGATGGATGCGATAACCCGCAGTACTGACTTCACAGCTCAGCGTCCTCCGGGATCGAGACGAGGGCGCCCTCGCGGATCGAGATGGCCAGGACGCGCCCGTCGCGGATGCCGGCCTTGATCGACTTGACGCCGTAGCGGATGATCTGAGAGAACTCGAAGAGCATCCAGGCTCCCCACACGATGTCGAGCAGACCGTCGGCCGAGGTCAAGGTGTGCAGGACCATCACGAAGATCGTGGCGCCGAGCGCCCAGTAGGCGTGGTTCAGGGCGCGGTTGGCGTAGATGGCGTTGGGGGAGGCCAGGGAGTAGGTTCCGGGCTTGGGGCTCATGATGATTCCTTATGGGTGGGGCTGATTGATAGGTGTCAGTGATGGGTGGGGCGGTCTCAGGCGGCCGTGCCGCAGTCGCAGTACTGCTCGGGCTTCTCGCAGGAGGGGCAGTACCGGTCGCCGGTCCACGGGTCCTCCAGGACGCCGGTCAGGCTGTACTCCCGGTAGGCGCGGGCGAGGGCCTTCTCGTCGGTCACGTACATCTCGTTGCGGTACGCCTCCCACTGCGCCCAGCGCTTGCGCTGCGCTCGCATGGAGCCTTTGCGTGCCATTTCAGTTCTCCTTCCCGCCGTAGCGGTCGTTCCTTTGATGGCTCAAGACTACGCAGCACGTATGCCACGATGCAAGCCCCGGTAAAGGTCTACCCCAGTGACTTGAGTCACTGGGGTAGATTCCGTTGAGATTACGCGGATTGTTGGGCTAGATGCCGCGATAGCGGGCCCGGATGGCCTGCACGGGACGCTTCTCCCCGTCCACGTAAACATTTGCGGACGTCTGCCAAAGACGCCAGCCCCGCTCATGAAGCATGTCGATGGCGTCCAGAATCTCCTCGAACCGCTTCAGGCCGAAGGACGCGACGGCGATGTCTCGGACGTCGTTCTGCTGAAGCAGAGTCTCGATCGCCTTCCAGGAGTTCAGGCCTCGGACCCGGTACCCGCGATCGAACACGGGGTGGTCGGAACCGCCCTCCTCCCAGGCCCTCTCGAACGCCTCTTCGGGCGTCAGAAGCGGGAGCTTGTCGAAGTCACGCACCGGTGTCCTCACTCCCCTTGTCGTCCAGGTCTCTCTCCTCGGGGCCGTCCTCGCCGACGGCGATCAGCGTGTACTCCCGGCCGCCTCGGCCGCCTACGGCCATGATCCAGCCTCGGGAGATCAGTCGGTCCAGGGCGGCCTTGGTCCTCCCGCGGGGGAGGTCCGGGTCCACGATGGCGAACAGATCCCGAGAGTTGAGCTTGATGCCGACCTCTCCGCGGAACGCCCCGAGGACGATCTCCTCGTCGTCCTGCCGCTGGGCGATCTTCTCCATCATCTTGGACATGTCGGTGAAGTCCAGCTCCACGCGCCGCTCGGCGTCGTTCACGTCCTCGCCGTCGGCGTTCAGGGTGCCGCCCCCTCCCGAGGGTGTGCGGCGCGGGGGCGTGATGACGAGGGACGAGCGCCCCTCAGTACGGCTGTCGAGCGTGACCACGCCGGCCACCTGCGCCTTGCCCCGGCCCCCAGTCTTCTGAGAGTGGGCTCGGACCTGGCCGGGCCGGTCCTTCAGGACGACCAGCTCCATCTCACCGACGTCGCCCGGCATGGGTTGCTTGATCGGCCACACCTGCAGCAGGGTGCCCTGCACCATGGCGACCTTGTGCTGAGAACCGATAGGCATGGAGCCCTTCTCCGCGCTCTTGGCCTGGTGGTCGATGATGATGACGGTCGAGCGCCCGTTGCGCGTCAGACGCTTCAGCCACGACGTGATGACGTCCGTGGAGACGGCGTCGTTCGCGTCCAGCCCATGCAGACCGTAGAGCGCGGTCATACCGTCGGCCACGATGATGTCTGGGTCGAGCGACTGGAGGGCCATGTCGAACTGGTCCTGAGCGAACTCGCCGGACTTGGTCGGCTGGTCCTTGCCCCATTTGTTGCGCTGCATGTCGGCCAGAGGCCCCTCGGGGCGGATGTAGGAGAACTGGGCCCGGAGATCATCGTCTACTGCACCGAGCAGGCGCAGGCGATTCAGGGTCTGGACCGGCTCGTCCTCGAAGTCGAGGTAGAGCGCGCGGCCGCCGGCCTCGATCTCCTGAAGGCAGATCGCCATGGCGATCCAGGACTTGGCCGACTCCGACGATCCGAAGAGCATGTTCACGCGGCCCCGGTACATGAGGCAGGCGCCGTCGTTGCGACGGCAGACCTCGGGGTCCGGGACGGTGAGCTTTCCGGTCAGGTAGGGCTCCAGATCGACTGGGCTCCAGGACGAGGGCCGGGCGTCCAGCGGGTCGAGGTTCTCGTCCGCCTTGATCTCCTCGACGGCGATCTCCCCGGGCTCCGGGGTCTCTGAGGTATCGGCTCCGGCGGCCGGGCCTAAGTCTCCAAGCGACCTGGGCTCAGAGGAATCCTCGGCCTCGACGAAGGTGGGGGCCGGGGCCGAGTCGTCGAGCTCGATGGTGAGGCCGTCCCACCTCCGTGCCCACGGAGGCTGCCAGCCCGGCACGTCTCCGTCCACGTCCGGCACGAAGCCGGCCACGGCCTCGGCGTCGCGCGTCAGGCGCTCGACGATCTGCACGCTCTCCTCGCCGATGTACTCGGCCAGGCGGGTGAAGCCGGTGGCCTCCCCACCCTCCCGGAGACGGCGCTTGGTGGTGTAGATCGCCTCCCGCTCACGCTGCTCTGCGCCGTCCTCGTCGTGGGTGGCCAGGGCGATGGTGCGGATGACGAGGCCGGCGTTGCGCTCCCAGAACGGGTGCACGGTCTGGGAGTCACCGTAGCGGAGGAGGCCGCCGGCGAGGGCGACGTAGGCATCGTGGCGCTGGCCAGGGCCGGGCCAGGAGTCCAGCAGGACGGCGCACAGCCCGAGGAGGATGACCTGGGCCAGCAGCTCGGTTCCGTCCACGAGGGCGGGACCCTCATCACCGCCCCAGGGCTCGCCCTCCCACTCGTAGGTCTCGGCCGTGGCCGGGTGAATCGAGGGGGGCACGAGGGTCTGGGCCCCGTTGCCGCGAATCTCTACCGACACGCCGGAGCCGCGCCCCGAGGCGTCCGGGATGCGCAGGCGACGCGTCGCCGGCAGGGTGCCCGGCTTAGCGCGGTACCAGTAGTGCGACTTGCGCGACGTCTCCCGGCCGTGGATGGCTGCCGTGTGGGGCAGCAGGTACGACTTCAGCCGCATGGCGGCCGGATGATCGAGATCGACGTCGATGAGGTCTCCCGACGCCTCGCCGAGGAGGACACCGAGGTTCGTCGATCCGCCGGCCGTGTACTCCTCGAAGGCGGCCCGGACGGAGTCCTCGCCCTCGCCGGTGTCGGTCGTAGGGTCCGGCCAGCGGAGCTTGTTCCAGCCGGCCATCGTCGGCCCCTTGGAGTGTCGGGGGATGGGTAGAGGCGTCAAGCCCCTGCGGTAGGCGTCGAGCGCGGCCTCGACAACGGCTGCGTTGTGCTTCTCAGTGGTGCTCATGGTTCCTGGGATGTGGGTGGATTCAGGTACTCGAAATCCGGCGATCGGTAGTCAGCCGGTCACCGGTTCGAGGGATTGTCTGGATTGGTGAAGGTGGTCCGATGGGGCGTCACCTTGATTCCCGAAGGGTGTGGGGCGAGGTCGAGCTCGCGGTTCCCATACGCCTCCATGAGGCGCGCTAGGACGATCCTGGGCTGAAGGCCCTGGCGCTCTGCCCGGCGGACGACGCGCTCCCAGGTAGCCGCCCTCATCGTGAACCTGACCTCCTTACGAGGGCTGGAAGGGTTTCCCGGCTTCCGGCCGAAGTCGATTGATGTGGGGGCATCCAACGGTGCGAACCGCTGGTCGAGGTCTGGGCGGTCGTCCACGTACGGAACGAGCTTGTCCTTGCTGGGGCGGGGCATGTCATCTCCTTGGTCGGGTGTATGCCCCGCATACACTACCCGAAGGATGGTGGAACTTCAAACGTTCTAGGGCCGTGACTTGGGCCGGCGTTGCCGCGTCCCGCGGCGGGTAAGTCCTTACGACGAAGGCTCATGAGACGTTGACTAGACGTCCAGGAGGATCGAGTGTCTCAGTTTCCCGCGTACGTCGCCGGCCGGCTTACCACAGACCGAACCGGGTTCGAAGGGGCGGTTCCCGTCGCCCGAGGTTTTCCCAGGTCGCGTCCTCCCGCGAGGCCGGCAGTGGTAATGCCGATCCCGAGGGGCTCCGTTCGCGGGGCTCTACTCGAGGGTGCTTTCAGCGAGGTAGCTCGTGCGAGCCGCTTCCTCCTCACGTACCGGGACACTGTCAACCCCCTAGACCTCGCTTCGATCACCGCGGCGTTCTCGTCCCCCGGGCACAGATCAGTGCCGGCTTACCGAGAGTCTGCGGGTCACTCAACCCGAGGCCCACACCCCTTAGGACTGTTCAGAGACTCTTCGACACGCTCCCCCTCCCCGACTACGAGCCAGGTGTGCGAGGGGTTACGCCGGTCCATTCCGTCACCCAGATGATGGTGCTTGGCCGGTTCAGTTGTCCGGGCCCTGCTCGGCCTTGTAGCGGGTTCCAGCTTGTCTTAGCGACCCTCGGGCTGATCTTGTTCCCGCGGCGGCGCCGTCCGCTCAGGCCCCCACGTGCTTGCAGAGCCTCCCAGCTGACTGGGTATCTCATCGCCTCGGGTTAGTTCCTCGGGTCGGGCCGGGATTCCGTCGCTGGCTGCGGCGGCCGGTCCGGAGAGTTTCGCTCCCTCGGCGGTGATGGGTCTATTGAACACCTTCCGAGGGGTCGATGCAAATCGACGCGGGCATTTCTGAGGTGAACGTCGTCACATTTGCGGGCGAGGCGCCGCGGCCCCTCCCGGAACGAAGGCGCTCGACTGGCGCCGGAATTCCTAAGAGCCGCTCTAAGCCGTTCTGAGAGCCTTTTATGGCCGGACCCCTCCGGGAGTGCGGAAGCTGGGTAAAAGTCCGTCAGAATCGCTTACACGGCCTCTGAGCGGCATGTGCGGCCCTCTCTCCGGCACGAAGGTGAGCAGTCCGGCCCGACGGGGCGGCCCGTTACCGACGTCGTCGGTCGCAGAGAGGCCCGAGGGGCGGGCGTGTTGACCGAGCGCAGCGAAGCGGAGCGAGCCTCAACACGGCGACCCGAGGAAAGCCTCTCCGCCTGGAGCCAAGAACCTGCGAGGACGCGTGGGCGACCGGCGCCCCAGCGCCGCAGCGCCCTCACGCGGACACCGCAGGGGCGAAGGCTCCCCGGCGCCTGCGACGGTCAAGGTTCGAACCGGGGTTCAAAGACCCGACCCC